GCCAAATTTTTACGTGCGGGGGTTTTAGGGGAGGGGGGGGGGTGGTCCCCGTCCAGACGTCTGCATCGATCGATCACTGAGCCGCCTCCGGGCGGTTTTTCTTTTGGAGCACCGCCATGGGGGCACGAGGGCCGCAGCCGCTGCCGAACAACGTGCATCTCCTGCGCGGCAATCCGTCGAAGAAATCGGCGGCCGAGCTGCTCGATGACTTCAATCCCGAAGTTGAGATCCCGAGCGCGCCGAAGTGGATCTGGCCGGAGGCGCGCAAGGAATGGCGTCGCATCGGCAACGAGCTGCAGCGCTACGGCCTCGTGAGCAAGCTGGATCGCGCCGCCCTGGTGCTGTACTGCCAGGCGTGGGCCAAGCTGGTGTGGGCCGAGACGATGCTGTCGCGCGCCATGGCCACCGCCGAAGAGAAGCGCCTCGAAGCCGAGGCCGCCGGCGAAGTCTGGAAAGGTGGCGACGGCATCATGGTCCCCAGCCCTAACGGCGCCCTGGTGTATTCGCACCACTGGGTGGTGCAGCGCCGCGCGGCGCAGGAAGTGCATTGGTATCTGCAGAGCTTTGGCCTGTCGCCAGCGTCGCGTGGTCGCGTCAAAACCAGCGACAACCGGCAGGCCCCGCTATTCGATCAACCCGGCGAGACCGCATGGAACCTGTAGTCCAGTCATTTGCCGACCGCGCAACTGCTTACGCGCGCGCTGTCGTGGCGGGCACCATTCCCGCTTGCAAGTGGCACCGGCTCGCCTGCGCGCGGCACCTCAAGGATCTCGATCGCGTCGGATCCGCCGGCTTCCCCTACGTCTTCAATCCCGAGCTGACCGACGCCGACGACATCGTCTTCCGGCCCGCCGAGCGCATCTGCAAGTTCGCGCAGCTCATGCCGCACATCAAGGGCGACTGGGCCGGCCGCGGCGAGCTGATCGTGCTCGAGGACTGGGAGGTCTTTATCCTGGCCAGCGTCTTCGGTTGGGTGCATGCCGTCACCGGCAAGCGCCGCTTCCGCGTCGCCGATCTCTTCGTTCCGCGCAAGAATTCCAAGAGCACGCTGGCGGCCGTCATCGGCAACTTCATGCTGGCCGTCGATGGCGAATTCGGCGCCGAGGTGTATTCCGGCGCCACCTCGCAGGATCAGGCCATGGAAGTCTTCCGCCCGGCCCTGCTCATGGCGCGGGCCACGCCCATCTTTCGGCAGAAATACGGCGTCGTCGCCAACGCCAGCAACCTGGCGGTGGTCGAGAAAAATGCGAAGTTTGAACCGATCATTGGCAAACCCGGCGACGGCGCCAGCCCGAGCTGTGCCATCGTCGATGAGTACCACGAGCACAAAACCAGCGAGTTGTTTGACACAATGCAAACCGGGATGGGCGCGCGCTCGCAGCCTCTGGTGCTGGTCATCACCACCGCCGGCAGCGACATCAGTGGCCCGTGCTACCTGCACCAGGCCGAGCTGCAGAAGATCCTCGAAGGCGTCATCGAAAACGACCAGCGCTTCGGCATCATCTTCGGCGTCGACGAAGGCGACGACTGGACCAGCGAAGACGCCCTCATCAAGGCCAACCCGAACTACGGCATCTCCATCGACGCCGACTTCCTCAAGGCGCAGCAGCGCGACGCCATCGGCGATCCGCGCAAGCAGAACACCTTCAAGACCAAGCACCTCAACGTCTGGGTCGCCGCCGCCTCGCCCTGGCTCAACCTACACAACCTGCAGCAGGCCGGCGACTCCAGCCTCACGCTCGAATCGATGGCCGGCAAGGAATGCGTCGTTGGGCTCGACCTCGCCAGCAAGCAGGACATCGCCAGCGCCGTGTGGAACTTCCGCGAAGAGCGCGACGGCGAGATCCATCAGACCGCCATCAGCCGCAACTACGTGCCGCAGGCCGCGGTCGACAAGCCAGAAAACGCGCACTACCAGGCGTGGGTCAAGACCGGCCACCTGATCGTCACGCCCGGCAACATGATCGATCTCGGCCAGATCGAAGAGGACATCTTCGCTAGCGCCGAGATCGTCGTCGTGCGCGAAATCGCCAAGGATCCGTGGGGCGGCCAGCAGCTCGGCTCCAACCTCGCCGGCCAGGGCCTCGAAGTCGTCGATATTCCGCAGCAGGTCAAGTACCTCAGCGAGCCGATGAAGGAAATCCAGGCGCTGGTCGATGCCGGCCGCTTCCACCACGACGGCAACCCTTGCTACGTCTGGCAGATGAGCAACGTGGAAGTCGCGCCCGACCGCAACGAAAACATCTTCCCGCGCAAGCTGCGGCCCGCGAACAAGATCGATGCCGCGGTGGCCACGGTGGTCGGGACGTGCCGCGCGATGGCCATTGAACCCGCCGCCACCGAAGTCGGCATGGAGGTCTGGTGAAACTATTCGGCATCAACTTCGGCGAGCGGAAATCCGATACCGGCAGCAGCCGCGACGAGATCCTGCAGCTGCTTGCCGGCCTGGGCGGCTCGGTCAAGTCCGGCGCCACCGTTAACTGGAAGACCGCCATCGAAGTCGGCACCGTCTTCGCCTGCGCCCGCGTCATCGCCGAAGGCCTCAGTCAGGTGCCGTTCAAGTTGTTCCAGGAAACCACCGGCGGCGGCCGCGAGGCGGCGCGGGCACATCCGCTTTACAAGCTGTTGGCGCGCAGGCCCAACCCGTGGCAGACCAGCTTCGAATTCCGCGAGACGCTGGCCCTGCACCTGGTGCTGGCATCCAATGCCTACGTGTTCAAGAACATGTTGGCCGGCAAAGTAATCGAGCTGCTGCCGTTCCAGCCCGGGCAAGTAACCGTCAAGCGCAGCGGCTGGGAGTTGTCTTACGAGATCACCACCGCCGACGGCACCAAGGTCCCCGTGCCGGCCAGCCAGATGTGGCACCTGCGCGGCCCGAGTTGGGATGGGGTGGTGGGGCTCGATGCTGTCAGGCTGGCCCGTGAATCCATCGGTCTGGCCCTGGCCACCGAAGAGCACAGCGCCCGGATGTTCAGCAACGGCGCCGCGATCGGCGGCGTATTGACCACCGACGCCACGCTCAAGACTGAGCAGGTCGACCTGCTGCGCAAGTCCTGGGAAACCACGCAGACTGGCGTGCGCAACGCCTTCAAGACCGCCATTCTGTGGGGCGGCCTCAAGTGGTTGCCGCGTGGCCAGCAGAACGATCAGGCACAGCTCATCGAGCAGCGCCGCTTCCAGGTGGAAGAGATCTGCCGGCACTTCCGCGTCATGCCGATCATGGTCGGCTACAGCGACAAGGCCGCCACCTATGCCAGCGCCGAGCAAATGTTCCTGGCGCACGTCGTGCATACGCTTGGACCGTGGTATTCCCGCCTTGAGCAGTCCGCCGAAAGCGCTCTCCTTACCGAGAAAGAGCTGGACGCCGGCTACTACTTCAAGTTTATTGCCGGCGGCCTCATGCGCGGCGCCCATGCCGATCGCGCCGCCTACTACAGCAAGGCCCTCGGCGCCGGCGGATCGCCGGCCTGGATGACGCAGGACGAAATTCGCGGCCTCGAAGAAATGAATCCCATGGGCGGAACCGCAGCGCAGCTGCCGGTCGCCACCAACGTCGGCGGCAAGCCGGCAATTACCGATACCCCAGCAGGAGCCTGATCATGGAACGCCTACAGCATGTGCTTTGTCGCTTCAACGACATCAAGCTGGCACCGCCCGAAACCGACACCATGAGTTTCGAAGGCTACGGCGCCGTCTTCGGCAACGTCGACGCCTACGGCGACGTAATCGAGCCGGGCGCATTCGCCTCCTATCTGTCCGACGCGCAGAATGAAAAGCAAGCCTGGCCCTCGATGCTGCTGCAGCATGGCGGCTGGGGCATGACCGCTGAAGACATGATGCCTGCAGGCGTGTGGACCGATCTCGCTGAAGACGGCAAGGGCCTCAAGTCTGCCGGCACGCTGGCCGACATCGAAAAGGCGCGCGACGCTTACACGCTGATGAAAATGAAGCCACGGCCCGCGATCGATGGCCTGTCGATCGGCTACTACGCCCGCGAGTGGGCCGAGCGCAGCAAGCCCGAGGATCCGCGCCGCCGTCTCAAGCGCATCGACCTGGTGGAAATCAGCCTCGTCACCTTTCCCGCCAACGGCAAGGCCCGTGTTTCCGGGGTCAAGTCGATCGGAGAAACCGAACGCGAAATCGAAAGCTGGCTCCAGCGGGATGTTGGACTCAGCCGTCGGGAAGCGCGTATCGCCATCACCCAGGGATTTAAGGCCCTCATCGGTAAGCAGGACGCTACCGGGGAGCTGAAGTCGCTGGCCGAAATCATCCGCCGCAACACCGAACTGCTGAACCCTTCATAAGGAGCCTCACATGAAAATCACGTACTCTCCGCGCCTGTTCATCGTCGCCGCCCTCGCTGTGGCCGCCATCGCCATGCTGGCCGGCCATCCTATCGTCCCGGCTGAAGCCTTGGCAGGCCTCGGCTTCCTCGCTATCGGCGACACCGACTTCGGTGATCTCGCCAAGTTGCTTGAAAAGCAGGGCACCGCCTTCGAAGAGTTCAAGCGCGTCAATGACGCCCGCCTGGCCTCCATCGAATCCAAGGGCTATGCCCCGGCCGATACGGTCGAGCAGGTCGCCAAGATCAACGCCGACCTGAACCAGCTCGGCAAGCAGATCGAGGAAGTCGCCCGCAAGGCCGGCCGCCCCGCTGCCGGTGGCGATGGCCAGGGTGGTCTCACCGCCGAGCAAGCTGAGCACAAGCAAGCCTTCGGCCGTTTCCTGGTCAAGGGTGACGCCAGCAACCTCGACGAGCTGCAGCGCAAGGCCATGAATATGGGCAGCGACATCGACGGCGGCTACCTGGTGCCGGTGGAAATGGACCGCGAGATCGATCGCGTCGTCCAGACCATGGGTGGCATGGCCCGCCTGGCGCGCACCGTCACCATCGGCACCGCCAAGTGGGAAAAGCTGGTCAAGACCTCCGGCCTGGCCATGCGCCGCGTGGCCGAAGGTGGCGCCGGTGGCGAGAGCACCAATCCCAAGTACGCCAAAATCGGGATCGAAGTGTTCGAAGCCGAAGTCGAGCCGTGGGTGTACAACGCCACGCTGGATGATTCCATGATCGATCTGGCCGCCGATCTCGCCAACGAAGCCGCCATCGGCTTTGCCGAAGGCGCCGGCAGCGAGTTCATCACCGGCGACGGCGTCGGCAAGTCGCGCGGCATCACGGCCTATGACGTGGTCGCCAACGCCAGCTACGCCTGGGGCAGCATCGGCTACATCGCCTCCGGCAAGGCTGGCGCTTTCGCCTCGGTTGCACCGGCCGACAAGCTGGTGTCGCTGCAGCACGCGCTCAAGGCGCAGTACCGCCCGGGCGCCGTGTGGCTGATGAACGACGCCACGCTCGGCACCTGCCGCCAGATGAAGGACGGCAGCGGCAGCTACTACCTGTGGCAGCCGGATCCCGCCGGCGCCTTCGGTGGTCGCTTCCTCGGTTCGCCGGTCGAAATCGACGACAACATGCCGGCAGTGGCGGCCAATGCGCTCTCGATCGCCTACGGCAACTTCCAGCGCGGCTACACCATCGTCAATCGCGCCGGAACCGTGCTGATCCGCGACAACATCACGGCCAAGGGCACCACCAAGTTCAACTTCCGCCGGCGTTTCGGTGGTGGCGTGAATAACTACGAAGCCATCAAGCTGATGCGGATGGCAACGTCCTGAGCAAGTCCAGCCCGACGAAGGCCCGCCCGAGTAATCCGGCGGGCCTTTTTTATTGCAAGTAGCAATCCTCTACTGAAAGGAATGGCCATGAAAGACCTGCACAACAATACCCGCACCAAGACCGTCATCGCCCCCGTGGCGATTGGCGCCAATGCCACCAAATCCGGCAAGGTCATCGATCGCCAGGGCTACGGCGGCGTCGAGTTCCTCGCCGCCTACGGTGCGGTTACCACCACCGGCACGATCGTCACCCTGGTCGTCAAGGAAGGCGACGCCACCGGCTCGCTGACCAGCGTCGCCGATGCCGATCTGCTCGGTACCGAAGCGCTGGCCAGCCTGCTCGCCGCCACGCCGCGTACCAGCGGCACCACCAAGAACGTCAGCAAGCGCATCGGCTACAAGGGCCAGAAACGCTACGTGACGGTGGACGCGGTGCAAACCGGTGTCACCTCGGTCGGCTGCGTCGGCATCACCGCGCTGCTGCACAACCCGGGCAACGCGCCGACCACCAACCCGTAACCCCGCAAGGGAAGACACGGCCGACCGCTCGCCCGGTCGGCGCCGGATCACGTAACCGGCACCCTTTAATTTTCTGGCGAGAGAAAACATCATGGAATTTGGAGAACGACAAGTGGCACCGACCCTCGAAGGCATCCGTCGAGATCATGTAGCGCGCTACCAGTGGGCCGCCGGCATCCTGCCGCCCAAGAGCCGCGTCATTGATTTCGCGTGCGGGGTCGGCTATGGCACGCGCATCCTGGCCGACGCCGGCCACCGCGCCCGCGGCTACGACAAAGACAACGAGGCCCTGGTCTATGCCGACCGGCACTATGCTGCGCCCGGCACCATCTTCGTCACCGGCGACGGCAACGCCCCGCAAGCCCTGCCCGAGGTCGATGCCGCCGTGTGTTTCGAGACCATCGAGCACATCGAAGATCCGCGCCCCCTGT